CACGATCCTCGCCAACCAGGCGATCCTTATCCACAACCTCCGGCACAGGGACGAGCCGAAGCCGCTCCTCTCCGAGGAGGAGGTCGAACTGCTCACCGTGCCGTCTGACCTGGCCGGATACAAAGCCGCGATCACCGAGGCACTGTATCGCGGCACCAAACGGAATGTGGAAAGTGAGCCTGACCCAAAAAACACGGAAGCCGAGTAAGCGACGATGAGTTGTTTACCCGGCTTCTTTACTACGGCCTTGCCCATCTGCATCTGACGCAGGACGAAGTGTGGCTCACGCCCTTCGGCCTGCTCCTTGATCTGTGGGAATGCCACAGGCAGTACACGGGCAGCGCGCAGCCGAAGCGGGAGCGATTCATTGACGATATCATCCCGGATGGAATCTAAAGGAGGGATGAACGATGAACATGATACCCGGCACGACCCCGACGCTTACTGTCACTCTTGACGCGGATATCTCCCGCTGCAGCGCGGCTGAACTGTGTATCCGCTGCGACAAGGTGACGATCCTCAAAACGCTCGACGATCTCACCCTTTCCGGCGACGGGACACAGGTGAGCGTTACGCTGTCGCAGGCGGAAACGCTCCTGTTCCCGGACAACCGCACAGCCCTCGTTCAGCTGCGTGTCCTCATCGGCGCTTCCGTTCTTGCCACCAATGTCATGCAGATCTCCACGAAGGAGCTGCTGCACAGGAAGGAGCTGACCGCCAATGAATGATACCGCTGTACTTCACGGAGCGCTTTCCCAGAACCAGCTTCCTCTGAAAGGCACTCTTTCCGGGAGCGGCATTTCCCTTGACGGCAGCCTGAACGGCGAGGTCAGAGCCGGAGGCTTCACCGCTTCCGACCTTCGCCTCGGCCACGCCCTGATGTGGGACGGCGACGGAAGACTAGCTGTGGAGGTGGCTTCTTCGGCGGAAACGGACAATACGCTGCCGATCACATCCGCAGCCGTTCAGACCGCTCTCGGCAACATCGACGTGCTGCTCAAAACCATCTAAGGAGGAACACCCCATGAGCATCTCAAGCGAACTGTCCCGTATCCAGACGGACAGAAACACCATACGAACGAAACTCGTCAGCCTGGGGCTTGTCCCGGCAGCCGCGAATCTGGACGCCTGCGCGACCGCCGTGCAGAACATCGAGAACCGCGGAGCCGTCTCGGCGACCGTCCAGGAGGGCGATACCTACACGATTCCCGCCGGATACCATAACGGCTCCGGCACGGTCTCCGGCGTGGCAGGCGGCGGCAACTACAGCCTCCAGTCCAAGACCATAACCCCTACGAAGACACAGCAGGCTATCACCCCGGACAACGGCTACTACGGCCTGTCCGACGTCACAGTCGGCGCTATCCCGGACGCCTTTCAGGATGTTTCGAGTGTCACCGCCGGAGCGGACGATGTGCTGACCGGAAAGGTCTTTGTGGACGCTGACGGCAAGGTCACCACGGGTACGATGACGAACAACGGCACGGTGACCAAGACCCTTAACACCACCACTAAAAGCTACACCATTCCCAAGGGCTACCACTCCGGGAGCGGCAAGGTATCCATCACCACGGAGGAGAAGTCCGTCACGCCCACCAAGGCGTCCCAGGCTGTCACGCCTACCAGCGGCAAGGTGCTGTCCAAGGTGACCGTCGCCGCCATTCCCGCGAACTTTGTGGACACGACCGACGCGGACGCAGTCGCGGCCAACATTCTCGTGGAAAAGACTGCCTATGTGAACGGTGTGAAGATCGAAGGCACCATGCCGGACAACGGCTCCGTGACCGCTTCTATCGATGGTCTGACCGCGGCCTCTGTCACGATCCCCGCCGGATACACCTCCGGCGGCACGGTCAGTCTCACCTCGGACATCGAAGACGCCCTTGCGGCGATATAAGGAGGAAACATGAGTATTCAGAGTGAAATCGAAAGGCTCTCCGGCGCGAAGCAGGATCTCGCCGACTGGCTGCTTGACCACGATGTGGAAGTCAGCTTTAACGCCAAGCTCGATGAGCTTGTGAGTCTGCTTGCCGATGTAAGCACAGACAGCGGTGAGGAGAAAGACTTCGTCCATGTGGAGGTCAAACACGGCTCCAACACCCTCATCAGCAAAACCGTAACACCGCCCGGCTCCTCCGCGTCAGGCACCCTGGTCCTGCAGGGAGCCGGCTACGAAGTGCCGACCGATTCGCTGATGGTGGTGTATGCCTCCGCGACGAGCGGCGGCACAGCAAAACTCCAGGCATACATCGATGTCGCCGTCACGGGTGACGTCACCTATGAGACCGTCTACCAGACGGTTTCCAATTCGTCTGCCGTGAAACCCGTGTATATCGCGGCCGTCAAGGTCGGCTCCCGGGACGGCACGATCACATTCACGCGCAAAACCTCAAGCGGTTCCATCATGTAATAACGGGAAAGGAGGAGTTGGATCATGGCTGACAATTTCGGTCTGAAGATCGGTCTTGAGGGTGAAAAGGAGTTCAAGAAGGCCCTTGCCGACATCAACTCCTCCTTCAAGGTCCTCGGCTCGGAAATGAAGCTGGTGACCTCCCAGTTCGACAAAAACGATTCTTCTGTCAGAGCGCTGTCCGCACGGAACGAAGTCCTCAACAAAGAAATCGAGGCACAGAAACAGAAGATCGAACTGCTCCGGCAGGCGCTTCAGAACGCCGCAGAGTCCTTCGGAGAAAACGACCGCCGGACGCAGAACTGGCAGATCCAGCTGAACAACGCGGAAGCCGCTCTGAACGATATGGAGCGTGAACTGGATTCCACCGCCGACAGCGCCGATGACATGGGCGAAGAGATCGAGGAGTCCGGGGACGCAGCTGAGAAGTCCGAGAGCAAGTTCAAGGGCCTCGGCACCGTTCTCAAGACTGTGGGCGCCGCAATGGGCGCGGTCGTTGTCGCGGCCGGCGCGGCTGCGGTCAAACTCGGCAAAGAGGTCGTTACCGCCTACGCGGACTATGAACAGCTTGTCGGCGGCATCGATACGCTGTTCAAGGATTCCTCCCTTGAGCTGCAGAAATACGCCTCCAACGCATATAAGACGGCCGGCCTGTCCGCCAACGATTACATGGAGACGGTCACGAGCTTTTCCGCAAGCCTGATCTCCTCACTCGGCGGAGACACGGAAAAGGCGGTCAAGTACGCGGATATGGCCATCACGGATATGTCCGACAACGCCAATAAGATGGGCTCGGATATGTCCACGCTGCAGGCAGCCTACCAGGGCTTTGCCAAGCAGAACTACACGATGCTGGACAATCTGAAGCTGGGCTACGGCGGCACCAAAACGGAAATGGAGCGGCTGCTTGCGGACGCGGAAGCCATCTCCGGCATCCATTACGACATTTCCTCCTATGCTGACGTGGTCGAAGCGATCCATGTGATTCAGACGAGCATGGACATCACAGGCACGACCGCGAAGGAGGCTGAACACACCATTTCTGGCTCCATCAACGCCATGCAGGCTGCCGTGCAGAACCTCGTGGTCGGTTTCGGCAACGCCGACGCGGATATGCAGGAACTCTGCAATAACGTGGTGGATGCCTTCAATGATGTCGTGGAAAACATCACTCCGGTGATTGAAAACATCATCGCCGCGCTTCCCACAGTCCTGAACGCTCTGCTTGAGGCGGTAGCGGGGCTTCTTCCCACGCTGCTCAGCACGGTGACCGATCTGTTTTCCCAGGTACTGAACACGCTTCTGACCCTGCTTCCGGGTCTGATTCCCGCAGCGGTCGAGGCGGTCATGACCATCGTCAATACCGTCATTGAGAACCTGCCTCTGCTGATCGAAGCGGCTGTGCAGCTTGTGGCTACGCTCGTCCAGGGCATTGCCGACGCTCTGCCATCGCTGATCCCCGCGGCGGTCGAGGCGATAGTCACCATTGTGCAGGGGCTTATCGACAATCTGCCGATGCTGCTCGAAGCCGCACTTCAGCTGATCGAGGGCCTTGCACAGGGCATTCTTGACGCTCTTCCTGTGCTGATCGCAGCGCTCCCGGAAGTCATCATGGGCATCGTGAACTTCCTGCTGGATTCCATTCCTCAGATCATCGAGACGGGCATCAAACTGCTGACCTCACTCATTGACGCCCTTCCTCAGATCATCGCCACCATTGTGGAGGCGATCCCCAAAATCATCAACGGCATCATCAACGCTGTGCTTGGCGCGATCCCGCAGATCATCCAGGCCGGCATTCAGCTGCTGATCTCGCTCATCCAGGCTCTGCCGCAGATCATCACGACCATCGTTTCGGCTATCCCGCAGATCATCTCAGGCATCGTGAACGCCGTCATCGGGAACATCCCGCAGATCATCAACGCCGGCGTTCAGCTGTTCGTGTCTCTGATCAAGAACCTGCCGACCATCATCGTGGAGATCGTGAAGGCTGTCCCGCAGATCGTTACAGGTATTGTGAACGCTTTTGGCTCCCTTATGGGGCAGATCGTGGAGATCGGCGGCAACATCGTAAAGGGCCTGTGGCAGGGCATCCAGCAGCTTGCCTCCTGGCTTTGGGACAAGGTTTCCGGGTGGATCTCGTCCATCTGGAACGGCATCCTTGATTTCTTTGGCATCCACTCTCCGTCGAAAGAGATGGCATGGGTCGGTCAGATGCTCGTCAAGGGCCTTTCCGGCTCTATCGAGGATAACGGCGATGAGGCTGTGAAGGCAGCCGAAGCCATGAGCGAGGATATCGACGATGTCATGAAAGACCTCGCCCACGACATGAGTACCGCGCTTCCTACACAATTCGACATTGACGGCAGTATCGGCGGTTCTCTGAAGTCCGCAGCAAAAAGCGCAGCGGGAGGCATCTCCATTGCACTGAACATCTCGACATTCAACAACTACAGCAGCGACGACATCCGCGCCCTGACCAACGAGGTCATGGAGACAGCGCAGTCCTTCGCCGCACGGAAAGGAGCGGTATTCGCGTGAACTGGTTTATGTACAACGGCATAGGTTCGACGGCAATGGGCATCCGCATCGAGAGCAAGAATGTCTATTCCGCTCCCGAACGGGAGATGACCTTCCAGTCCATTCCCGGCAGGGATGGCGACCTCCTTCTTCCGGGCGGCCGCTATCCCAACGCCAGGGTAAGCTACACAGTATTCGTTCCGGCGAAGACGCAGGCGGAACTTCAGCAGAAGCTGACCGCCATCAAGGGCTGGCTCTACGCCGGTCAGGACAGCTATCACGATCTGCACGACAGCTACGACCCGACCCACTTCCGGCAGGCTGTGTATGCCGCCGCCCTTGATATCGAGGATCAGCTGCTCCGCATTGGGATCTGCACGATCACCTTCTCCTGTCTTCCGTACCGCTACCTGAACAGCGGCCAGACGCTCATCGGATACACGGGAACGACCGTCACCATCACGAACCCAACGGCTTTCATCGCAAAGCCCTACATGAAGATTACGGCCGGCAGCACGGCGAACGGGACGCTCACGCAGACGGCGGATGGCGTCTCCAAAGCCTGGACGGTGAAAAGCCCCTCCTCCTATGTGGAGGTGGACAGCGAGATGATGAACTTCTATAAGGGAACGGCGTCCATGAACGCCAATGTGACCGGGAGCGGCTATCCGCTGCTGTATCCCGGGGACAACGTATTCAAGCTGTCCGGGGGCTTCACGAAGCTCTCCGTGAAACCGAGGTGGTGTGAACTATGATCCCTGTTGTTTTCGCTCCGGCGGAGACGGATTTCTCCACCTACGGTCTCGGCTCTCTTCCTGACTGCATGAACTGCGAAGTCACCGAGGAGCGCAACGGTCAGTACGAGTGCTATATCCGTTACCCGCTTTCCGGCCGGAACTTCGGCCTTATCCAGAAAGAAATGATCATCCGGGTCAAACCCAACGATACGGATGACGAGCAGGCGTTCCGCGTGTACCGGGTGACCAAACCCATCGACGGCGTCGTCCGGGTGTACGCGCAGCACATCAGCTACGATCTGCTGACCGTCCCGGTGATGCCGTTTTCTGTTGAATCCAGGAGCGCGTCTCTGCTGCTCTCGCAGCTCGTGGGGCATGACAGCCGCTTCACTTCCTGGACGGACTATGACGAGGCAAAGCCCTTCGCGGTCACCGTCCCGAAAAGTGTACGCGCCTGCCTTGGCGGTTCGGAGGGCTCCATGCTGTCTAAATGGCACGGCGAGTACGAGTGGGACAACTTTCTCGTAAAGTTCCATTCCTCCCGCGGGCAGAAAACAGGCGTGGTCATCGAGTACGGCAAGAACCTCACCAATATCGAGCAGGACGAGAACAACAGCGCTGTTTACACGGATCTGCTGCCTTACGCGGTATACACCGATGACCAGCAGAACTCCCATGTGGTCACACTCCCGGAAGAGACCCTTCCCATTGCCGAATCGGAACTTGTGAAGCCCAAGACTCTGATCCTCGACCTGTCCGACGCCTTCGGTGAAAACGAGGAAGTCACCGTAGACGCGCTTCGGGCAAAGGCACAGCAGTACATCGCCGCGAACCCGCTCGGTGTGACGACCCCGACCGTGAAGATCGCCTTCGAGCCGCTGTGGCAGGCGGCCGGTTTTCCGGCTGTTCTTGAGCGGCTCCGGCTCTGCGATACCGTGACTGTCAGATACACGCAGCTGGGCATCGACGTCACCGCCAAGGTGGTAAAGACCGTCTATGACGCGCTCCGGGAGAAGTTCATCTCCATCACCCTCGGAAGTGAGCAGTCCAGCATGGTGACGGCGGTTTCGGATATTCAGAAGGAGATCGGCAAGGTACAGGAATCCATCGGTCATTTCCCGAAACTCCTGCAGACCGCTATCGACCACGCCACGGATCTTATCACCGGGCAGGTCGGCGGTTTTGTCGTTATAAACGGCAACGAGAACGGGCAGCCCTATGAACTGCTGATCCTCGACACCCCGGATATCAATACAGCCGTCAATGTCTGGAGATGGAACTCCGGCGGTCTCGGTTTCTCTGCCAACGGCTACAACGGTCCTTACACGACCGCTATCACAGCAGATGGAAAGATCGTCGCCGACTTCATCACCTCGGGGACGCTCGTCGCCAACATCATCCGGGCGGGCGTCATCGCCTCCCAGGACAACTCCTCCTGGTGGGATCTGGAAACGGGCGAGGTGTATCTCAAGTCCTATGCCACCACTGCTGACATTGAGACTCTCACACAGAAGAACGCCGAGTTCCAGGCGTCCGTGGACGGCCTGACAAGCTATGTGTCCGCCATTACGACGCAGGTGGAAAACGTGTATGACGAACTGGGCAACGAGTCCCAGCGCGTCACCGCCGCCGAGCAGAAGATCTCACAGCTGCAGCAGACCGTGGACGGGATCACCATGAACTTCCAGGATCAGTTCGTGGGCGGCATCAACCATATCCTCAATTCCTGCGGTCTGAATGGGCTGACGGATGACTGGGTGCGAAGCGGCACAGTGACCGTCGA